TCAACAGTGGCAGTGCCTAAGGCACTTGTACCCGCTACGCCACTAAGAGTGACGTTAGCTTCTGCATCGACGGTAACTGTTCCTAACGCAGAAGTTGCTGCGCTAGGAGCAGAAAGCGTAACAGGTATTGGCTCACCCCACGTGAGCTGGCCCCAAGTGCCGCGCCCCCAGCCAGTGATATTAGCCATCGGCCAACTCTAATCTCTATCTTTTATGCTATTCTTATAATAGCTGTGCTCGCTGCGGCTGCAGGGAAAACAATTGTAAAATCACCTGCGGTGGAGGTTTTATCACCACCAAAATCTATAGCAGCTACAGACTTATTTGAGTCACTTGAATTATAGATTAAGCATGCTCTTGCAGTAACTGTGGCAGTACCGAATGTTAAATCAGCAAAATCCGTGAACCCTGTTGTACCAGAGCTTGTTGGGTCTACTCTTGTTAAACTATCACCACCCGCTGTGTAATTAGTGCCACTTACCTGATTAGTAGTGGCATAGGCAGTTGTCGCTGCTCCCATGGTAGCAGAACTAGTGTACAGGGCTAATTTAAAAGTATCCCCGCCAGAATTTTTAAAGTTATGCACCGCTTCTAAGAGCTCTTTCTTGAAGCTGGTGGTCAATGTTGATGTTGTTGCCATACTATTTAAGCTCCCGAAATATCTTTGCTAAGTCTTCATGTCCTTGTTGAGTAAGAACATTAAAAATAGTGCATCTTTCACTATTAATACTTTGTTGGATATAATACAGGATTGTGTTGTAAATAGCTACTCGAAAGGCCTCCGCCTGTTGCCTGATGTGTGGAGCGGCAGAGTCAGAAATTCCACAGATCTTTTCAGTGCATCTTTGAGCCCAGTATTCAGGGGGGTGTCCTTGAAATTCTTGCGTATCTACCCTAACTCCCCCTATTTCCCCCACTGTGTCTACTTTTATCATATTAGTATCTCTTTGCTTCGGGAGGAGTGTTTAAGACAGGTATTAATTCAGCTTCTCGTCTTTGCTGATCCTCAATAGTTTTCTTATACTCCTTGTACCCTATTGTATAGAATTCTTTTTTCTCTGGGTCAGTCATGACTAAAAGAGGATTTTCCAAACGATGATATCCGTATAATTTTGCTTCTACAGGGGTGTCTGTGTCAAGTAATGTAGATCTTGGAGCTACACTAACAGTCATTCCTGCCTCAATACACTTAGCCAACCAAAATTCAACACAGGAGCGCCCCGCTTCCGCAAAGTGTAAGTTACCTTTATATGAAAAATCAATTCCAAATAAATTGATTCTACCCACCCTATTGTACAAAGCAAAAGCAATAGCATAAGGAACTGTATTATTCAAATAAGAACAACTGGTTTCCTTTATAACTTCTAAAAGGGGGTATTTGACTAAACCTGGACATCTATCATCTAATTCACAGGTATAAATTGGCCCTGAATGAGTTGTCAGAACCTTTCTCATTAATCCTGTTTGAGTACCTGCATCATCTGTATCTAGGAATCTTGAAGAAGGATCCAACATAAAGGTTCTATCTACTTCCTTTATAATCCCTGCCATAGCATTTATGGCCCAGACTTCATCATATGTATTGCTGTGTGAAATTGACAAGTGAAAATCCAGCTGACTTTCACCCATAGCGACGATGGCGATAGTCGCCCCGTCGAGTTTTTCTATTCTCATGCCTGTGGTTGTCTCCTTACTTGGTCATATCTATATTGATCTCGAGTGGATTTTCCTTCACCAAGATTTTTCATCATGGCTAAAGATTCTTGAAATCTTTGCTCATAGATTGGTGACGCTTCATAGTTTTTTAAGTACACTGTAGCTTCTACTAAAGCACCATACAGAAGAGTATTAGGTGCATTAGTAGAGAGCCAAGTTGTACCAGAATCACCTGCCGAAGTAAGGGAAGAGGGCCTATAAAAATAGTGCAATTCAACCGTATAATTTGAATTGGGGGTGGGGGCTAAGATAAAAGTATTATCATCAAATTCTGCATAATACTTTGGTTCTCCTGTTGTAGAAGATGCAGGCGTAAAATCCCGAATAAAACTTGTGTGCTTTAATTTAAGAAAATTATAATTAGAATCTCCGTCTATTACCGCTAAACTAAAGGGAGCTAAAAAATCAGTAGGTGACCCCAGATAAGGGGAATCAGAAGTAGCTGTTCCCGTGACATTTTTAATAAAGTCATCTAATTGAACGCCTTTTAAAATACGTTCTTCCGCTATCTTTATAAAATCATCTAGATGGGTAACAAAAGAAGATTCCGTAGTTTCAGAATAATCTTGAATTGCCGTTTTTAGTGAAGAATAAGTCCAAGCCATTTCACTATCCTGTGTTGACTGTTACAGTTCCTACGCTACCTGTTACTTCTTCCATGTAGAAACTTGACCCAATAACATCATTATGGGCCACGTCCATAGAAACACTGCTTACTCCTGCAGAGTTTTTAGTATTTTCTGTTTTAACAATACCATACCCTGTTGTTGGAGCAGGTTCTGTTGGTCTTGGTTGTCTCAGGGCTTCTGGATCAGTGGGTACATGAATTGGTCTCAGTTGAGGTTGCTTAGGCTCATAACATACATAGCAAACTTTCAACCCCGTCCACTCTACCTTCATGTCTAGGTATTTATAAACAAAACCACACCTATCACATTGAGCTAACGAGTGTTTACCAACCGCATACGCCATTAAATATAGCTCCTGCTAGGAACAAGGTGCAAAGAAGCTCTATTTCTGTCTTCATCAGAGGCGAGTTTAAAGTCTTGTTCATACTGTTGCTTTAATATCCCAGCTTTATCTGGGTTCTTCTTTAAAGCTATGTAGTAGGCCAAACCACTGGCCATAGGGGGTATGAACCTTGAAGGAACTTCTGGATCCTGAGCAGAGGCACTTGCATCATCAATTCTTTGAATTGTGTTAGCTATTAAGCTATATGTATAGGCACTGTCAGGGGTGGGCCAGAGCTTTACCACTGGAGTGGTTTGTCTATCGAGAAAGATTTGGGTAGGTCTACCTGTTGAAGATTTATCTGGTATATTCAGATATTCTGTCCTTCCAATCCTAGTTAATTGTAAATCAGTGCTATTAGAAGAGGCATCAGTTTGACGAATAACCGAGGAAACAATATCCAAATCATAAGAATTTAGGGTATAGCTACTTGTACCCGAAGTTAGGCTCGTAGTTACTTGAGCAATTGTCCAGAGATTAACGCCCCTATTAGACCAATCTGCGAACATTATATTCAGAGATCGTCTGGCAGTCTCCGCATCATATCCTGTTCGAAGTTCTAGCCCCGCTAACTCATAGGCTTCTTCTATTGTATCCGCTATGGTTAGCGCAAAAGTCTTAGTCCCTGAAGTGGCCATTGTTTATGACCCAGGAGCTTCATAATACTTCAAGAATTCACACCAAACTGTGTATTCATTCCCCGCATCAGCGGTAGAAGGTATTACAAAAAGTACATCTCCCGTATAGCCCGTAGCCGCCGTATTCTTTAAACCACCAAACTCACTAAAATCAAACGAATTATCATAAGCCAGTGTTAAAAAAGTTACATCTGTATCTGCATCCCAATCAAGGGAAGCGGGGGCATCAGGTGCCCCGCTACAAGTGTACCAAATTTTATTTAAAGAAACATGTGCACAAGATTCACCATTCCACACCGAAGCAGTTAAACCTGAAACATCAACTAATGTTGTACTACTGGCACTTCCATCTGAATAAACAGAACAATAAACTATAAGTTTCTTCTCGCCATCTAGTTGATTAGTTGGACCTGTGACTGTATTAGCCATAGTTTACCACACTTATATGTTTAGTTTGATTAATGAGTAATCAGTAGTTACATCAACCAGCATAACTGTACCCACGATATCTAAGATATCGCTTGTTGCGGGGGCTACGGCACCTGCAACTGTTGCTGATCTCACTGCGTTATGCCCAAGCACTAATGTTCCTACTGTTAATACTGCTGCTGGTCCATAAGTTTGGAACCAACCGTAAGCACTTAATGCCATGTCAACGAGCGGAACCCCCATTACTGCGCCTGTCTCTGCTGCTGGTGCAACCACAAGTCCAGACCAAGGGTCTGACATTAAAGAAACCTTAGATGAGGTTGTTATTGCTGTAGCCAATGCATCGTGGCATGTAATAACAACGGAAGGATCATCCGAATGATCGTGTACTGGGTTAGACTTAATTTTTAAGCATTGTCCTTCACCAGCAGCATCATTTACATAAAGATAACCACCTGCGTACTGGTTCAAAGTAAGGTCAGTTCCCGCTGTTTCAACAGAAATTTCATATTCACCTGCCGCAACACCTGCGGTTGGGGCTAAATCTTGGTGATCGGCCTTTGTTCCAACAATAGTTTGAACAAGTTTTCCTGCTGTTAATGCAACACCACCTGCTAAACCATATCTAAATACTCTGTCACCGTAGTAAAGAACTGATCCTAAAGGAATATCGTTTCCTAAAGAGTCTGTTACAGAAGTTGTGCCACTTGTGAAAGGGTTGATAATTGAGTCTGGGTTAGATCCCTTACCGGTAAAAAAGTCCGTAGGTGCAAAACCTAGTATTGAACTTGTTCCAGTTACGCTACCAATTTGGTACGCACCACCTTCTCTAGTTCCATAAGTGGTTTCTGTTCCTGTTGTACTATTAGTACGGTAAGTTATAAAACCGTTTTTAGACCTGACTGGTCCAGTAAAACTTGAATTTGCCATAATTTTTTCTCCGAAAAAATAAGTCCTATAGTCTTGGCTCGTCTGCTAGGTCAGTCTATAGAACAAAGTAAAGAAGCCTAGAAATTCTATTCTATAGTAGTAAATATAAAAAAGAAAGGGAACCGAAGTTCCCTTTCTAATACGCCGTGTACTATGAAGAAATTTTAATTTTTCATAGTATTACGCACCTGGAGATCCGTAGATCCCTCGCCAATCACTCCACCCAAAACTGTATCGTTCTCTAGCCTTGTATCTTACGTTACCAGTTTCGAAGTCCCCTTCCATACCAGTTGTCATGCTAGCTCTTTCAAAGTGCTTCATACCGTTAGGTCCATCCGTCTTGATAAAGAATGCATCTGTATCAGTT